AGTAAATTTTTGTTTTTGAAAAAGATCCATTTTTTATCCACTTATATAAGGTGTGTCACCTACTTTTGCTCTTCGCCATTCTTTTTGATTAAACATTTTTCCTTGTAGTTCTGTTATATGTTTTATTTCATTATCTATATCATCTTTACTGCTTTGTTTTTTTACAGTAAGTCTTTTCATTGTCAATCTTTGTAGTCTGTAACTAAGAGCATATTCAATCCAATGAATATCTTCTAAATTTAATTTCCAATTATTAAGATTAGGTTTTACCATTGTTTGTTATGTTTCCACACTATTTAATAGTTCACACTTGTATTCAACGGTTTTCCAATCACCATCTGAAGGCAATTGTTCGTGTAATACTTTTTCATTTAGACACTTATCTTGTGTAGTGGTCTCTAAAACTGTTTGCGTAATACAATGATCTGTGGTACACACACTTAGTATTAATACCCATATAATTTCCATTAATTATCTCCCATATTAGTAGGAGCATATTGTTCACCATTGTAGGCAGGATATGTGTCATCTTCAACGCCAGCATTACAGCCAAATACAACTATACCTAAAAAGATGCATGCATATAATGTACCACGCTTCATCCAAAGCATAAACCCATCAAAAGCAATCTCTGCTTGGGTCTGTGCTTCTGCTTTAATTTTATCACTCATGATTGTCCATCTTCCATTCTATAAAAAATATGAGCTCCCATCTGAGCTATTTTAGTAAAAGCTTTTGCCCAGCTAGGACTTACATATGTTGCATGATAATGAGTAGAACCTTCAGTTATTCCACGCCATTTACTAGTAGTGAACATTGTAACAGCATGATTGACTGATCGCTCCCATGCTTCAGCATTCTGTGGCTCATCAGCCTTACCATCGCAATACCAACTAAATTGACATTTATTTAATAGTGGTTCACCCTTATCATTTAAATACGATTGATGTACTACTTCGCACGGAGTGCCAGGGTATTTTTCATGTTTAACTCTGTTCAGTACCACGTCTGTCACAGCCATAGAGTCTATTAAAGAAGACGCCATGGTTTCATAATATATGTTTGTAGCTAAGCATTGTATCTGCTTAACTTCTTCTGCTTGTGCTGTTCGAATAGCTTCCTGCTCGATTGCTAATTCGTTAGCCATTTGTTCTGCAAGTAACTGTACCTCTTCTTTTTTTTCAGTAGCTACTTTTGTACCTTCATAAGCAGCATAACCGACAATGCCACAAACTGCGGCATTGCCTAACATCATTGCTATATGTTTAAGTTTCATTAAGTTTCCTGATTTATTATTATAGATTGTATAATACTACATTTTAAATAAAAAGTAAACCATTATTTTACAAAAGGCCACTCTTTTTTACCACCTAACAGATTTTGAATACGATCATTTAAAAAATTAATAGTAGTGTATATATGACCGCAATCATGAGGCTCAATTAAAGTACGATAATAATCTACTTCTTCTTGTAAAATTTGAACACGAGCGTTATCTGTAAGTTGCATATTTTCAGTTTCTAATCCCATATTAAGCCTGCTTTCTAAAATCAAGCGTATATTGCATATTATGTTCAGGCGATAGGACCTTATGCCCTAACGCCCAATTTTCAGCAGCACTTTCAACATAATTTAAAGATTTATTAGTAAAAGATTCTTCAAAATATTTAATACCATTATCATCGAAGTATTTTATATAAGCGTGTTCTTCTTTATAATCGAAATGTATTTCACAGTAATCATTGCCATTGTCTGAATAATATGTTGAAAGTTTTTTGCCCATTTTTATTCTCCTTGAATTAGATCCTCAGCAAGAGGAAAGATTTTACTAATAGCTTTACCACACTCTCGAGCTAATTCCATATGCTCTTTCTGAGTACCATTACCACTTCTCAATTCAATATAATGAATCCATGATCTAAGAGTTCCGTTAGCATACAAGCGAGATAAAGTCAAACCTTCAGGTAAAACCTTACGAGCCTGTTCTTTTGCGATGCCATTATCGATTGCCCAGTTATAAGCCATCTTAGATGTTTCTATAACAGCTATTTGCTTATCCCACCATTCATTTTTCAACTTGTCATCTTCAGTTTCAATTGAATTTTGTCTATTCTTATGATCTTGCAATCTTGCTTCTGACAATACAAATGTTTCACCCATATCAGCTGGGTTAGCATATCGTTGGCTAAATTCTTGAAATGAAAATGATCTATGGCGAAGAAGCTGACGAGCAATATCTCGTGTGGTTTCAATTTCCATAGTAGCAGAGGCCATTTCAAGAGGTGACCAATGTTTATGCTTAATCAAATATCTGATAAGTTTTTCTGCGGTTGCACTACTCATTTGATTTGTAGGATTTGACACTCTAGCGCAATATGCTACAAAGTCTTGTAGATCATCAACACCAATAAAATCTCCAGACGGAGTCTGAGTATATCCTATTAATCTGGCCTTCATTAGCTATAATCTCCACTGTCATAATCAACAAAGTCTCGTTCATACATTTCTTCCCATTCAGATGGAATCATGATGTTATGATTAATTCTTTTAATAGCTTTTGTTAATTTTTTATTTGGAGGCAAGCTTTCTTCGAGTTGCATAAGAGCCTGATGTACCAATTCGTATACTGCGTCATCTTCAAGTTCAATTCTCATTTTGTTCATCCTTTTGTTCATAATGCGTATCAATTTTATTAGTTACTTTTTCAGCAGACCACCAGCCAATACCAGTAAAAAATCCTGCTATAAAAAATGCTAATACCGTTTCCATTGCTTTATTGTACTTCTTTCATCGTAAAAGTTCCTTTACGTGAATTTAAATAGTTTTTACCCGAAATCCGCTGTTTAATAAATCGTTTATTTGTTTCAGTCTTATTTGGATTTTCAATAGTAAATACTACATCTCTACCTTGTGATAAAGCTTTCATTTGATTCATAAACCTATCTCCTGAAGCAAGATAATCTCGGCGCATAGCTTTACGAATTGATTTGGATGTTCCGGTATGAATACCTTGTGACTGTTCTTTACCCATTATTTATCTCCTATCAAGTTACTATATTTTTTTAGTTTTTTTCTTTTAGCGATAGATGCATCCAACATTTCATCGCTAGAAATATCAAAATAATCACCCAATAAATCTAGCATACATTGAACGTCTCCCATTTCATTTATAAGATTTTGTCTGTAATCATCGTTCATTCCAAATCTTAAAATTTTCATACATTCTTTTGTTAATTCAGCGCATTCCTCACTTGTTACAACAAGGCATTCTGCCTCTGTTTGTTTCATAATTTAAATCCTTCAAAGTTGCTATTAGATATTCTTTCACCAGTAGCTGAATTATCAAATGCTGGCGTATCGTTCATTAATGTTTGAGCACTGTCATCAGCATCAAACAATCTCATTTTAGCTCTATCAACTCCAACAACAAACCGCTTATGAAACGTTGGATCATTGTATCTATTCTTCAATTGTTTAACTGCGATCTGACCCATTTGTTCAAGTTCTTCAGTAGCAATAAGAGCAATCATTAAATCTGCTGTAGCGGGTAATCCAAAAGACTCGGACGTATCTTCAAGCCCAACATCCGAGTTACCATAACCACTACGCGTCGTCTGCGTTGCAGAGACGATCGGCACATCGAATTCAACTGCCAAGCCACGAAACTCTTCTGCAATTGCTTTAATATAATTATATGAGTTAATAGCACCACCCATTCCCTTCATTCTTGATGATGCACAAATATTCAAATAATCGATATAAATTATATCAGGAATAAATGATTTTTTAAGCTTTAGTTCGCTTAGTAATGCTCTCATATGACCGACATTAGCAGAACCAGTTGGGTATTCTTTTACGATTAGTTTGCCATTAGTTTTCTTTGAAAGATTGTGGACTTTCTCAGCAAACATAGATTGGCTTAAATCGGTCAACTGATCAATTTGAATATTAAGAAGATTAGCATCGATACGTTCAGCAATACGTTCTTCAGCCATCTCAGCTGTTATGTATAAGACATTCTTACCATCAGTCAGATTAGCTGCAGCAAAGTGACACATTGCTAATGACTTACCAACACCAGTACCAGCTAGAATAATATTTAAGGTCTTACGTGGTAAACCACCCTTTGTAATATCATTAAGCAATTCAATATCAAAAGGAATGCGTTCTTCATCACGGTGATAAAAATCATAACGTTCTTGAAATGCTTCAAGATAATCATGGCCGACATTCGTATCAAATGATACACCAAGAGCTTTGGTTAGAATATCAGGCAAAGCATTCTTAGATAACGTCTGATGCTTACCATCAATAATACTAATTGACTCCATAACAGCATTAAACAATGCTCGGTCTTGACACCACTTTTCAGTGGCATCAAGTAACCATTGCTCATCGCTTGTTTCTTTTGTGAATAGCTCAGGAATGATTTCCATTGCTTGACGATATTGCTCGTCGCCGAATTTGTCAGCAGAATCAATTTCAATCTTAAAAGATTCTGCTGATGGCAGTTTATTATACTTAGCAACAAACTTACCACTTTGCTTAAAAAGTTCTCTGTAAATCCCTTCAAAATATTCTGCCTTAATAAAAGGCAGAACTTTTCTCATATATGTTTCATTAGTTAGAATATTTTTAAGAACAACTTGTTCTATATTTGTATTCACTATTTTACCTCTTTAATCTGGAGATCAGTTGCTTTATTTTCGATAGCATCTTCTATAATTGATATTAAAATATCACCAGCATGCTTTTGTAGTTCTTCATTTTCTGCAGATAACGTTTCATCTGGAGAGGTCTCTACATGAAAATCAAATGTCATTTGATCGCCATGTGCCATACGAATAGTTCCGAACTTTATAACACTTTCAATAAAATCGCCAGATAAAAATCTTATCTGCCAATCATCTTTGTCGCTAGGAATAAATTCATAATCCTTGTTTTCAATATATTGCATTATATCTCCATCTCTAAGATCTCATCCATATCTATGTCTGACTTGTATCCAATAGTGAACTGTTTTTTAATAAAGTCTTTAAAGTCAGTGTTTAAAAAGATTGGATCCCAGAATTCTTTTTCAAGTGTACCAGCTTCACGTGTCTTTCCAGTAAGAAGTTCGCCTGTAGCTGGGTTGACACCTTCGTACCAACCATTTGATGGCTTGCGAGCATATTCGCCTGCCATAGCTACTTCTAGCAAGCCTGAATATGTTTCTACTCCACCTTCCCATGATACTGAAATAGGAATCTTAGATTTTTCTTTAACAAAGCGCGACTTTTCGATATTGATAACAAAATCATAACCAGTAATTTCTGTACCTTTTTTATTTTGCCGCCGGCCAAGGATCCAGATATTGTTAGCGCTATAGTAAATGCCAGTACCGCCTGATACGATTGCTTTTGGATACAGACCAATCTCTTGATAAGTATGATTTACTGCAAGCATTACAATATTCTTCATAGCAAGATAAGGTGTTGACATGCGGAATAGACCTTTAAGAGCTTTTGCTCTCGACATATCAGCTACAGATTTTTCATTCTGAGCATCTTCCAATTCTTTCTTTGAAGCAAGATTGCCAATAGAATCGATAACAATAATGACTTCATCTTTCGCATCGAGCTCTTCAAGCTGACCAATCAGATCGAATTTTAGTTCTTCGACATTAGTAATTGGTGTGTGAAGAACCCGCGAAGTATCAATATCAAATTGTTCGAAATAAGACTGAGGTGAACCAAACTCAGAATCATAAAACAACATTACTGCATCTTTTTTCTTTTTAAGATAAGCGCTTGCCATCAGTAAAGCAAATGAAGTTTTAAAGTGTTTTGATGGACCAGCTAAAACTGTTAGGCCTGGTGACATACCACCATCAACCGATCCTGATAGTGCAACATTAACCATTGGCACATCAGTTTCTATCATATCTTTTTCGTTAAAAAATTTAGACTCAGAAAGAACTTCACTGGCTTTGAGCTTTGAATTCTTTTTGAGTTTATCCATAATGGACGCCATGTATATCTCCTTTGATTATAGGCTTATTATATCATACTATAGAAATAAAGTAAATAGTTATTTACTGAAAGAGATATTTTGTTCAAATTCTCTTTCGTCTTTCGTATATTCAGATCTAATCTTATTATTTGATTTAATCACTTCATCTAACAAAGAAAATGATATTGCAAAGTTTAAAAATGCTGAAGTATCTTTTGGAAAACAAGCTCCTCCAAATCCCATTTTACCATCAAATCCTGGTACACTCATATGCGAATGTCCGATTCTTGGATCACCTTTCATTGCATAAGTAATCTCATCAAAATTGCAGCCGTGATCTTTCACCGTATTATAAAATTGATTAAACCATAATACTTTCGTAGCAAGAAAGCAATTGATTCCGTATTTAATAAAACTTGCTTCTTTCAGTGAAACATGGTGAGAAGGGCAAGGTTTACATTTACTATATTTTTTATATATCTTTTCTATATTATTTGTATCTTTAATATGACCTCCAAATATGTGCATTGGAGGATTAATGAAGTCTTCGTTAGCTGATACTTCATTTAAAAATTCTGGATTGTATACTACTCTATCGTCAGAAAGTCTGTCAATAATATTAGGTGTAATAGTTGATTTTATTACAATGTGTCCAGCTCTATTAAGTTTTAGCCATTTAACAGTTTCAATTACAAGCGTAGCATTAACCGATCCGTCGTCAGCCATTGGAGTAGGCAGACATATAAAGAAAACATCATCGTATGGATTAGTATCTTCTACTGTAGTATCAAATTTAATATCAATAGGAGTAATATCACACAAGTTTTCATCAAAGCCATTGATAATAGCCTTTCCTACAAAACCGCATCCGATTACTGAGATTTTTAATTTATTCTTATTAGCAGACATAACGTATTTTCTATGTGCACTATATTCTAATACTGTTTTACTAAATGATTTATCACTCATTGCAAGAACTCCGATAATGTAGCTTTATTCGCTAATTTCTCTAGAGCTTCAGGCCTCCATATACTTGGATACATTGGCTTATCGTTTTTATCCATCATATAATATCCTGAAGCATTTTTCCAACCTTTACCAGATCGATCTAAATTATTTAAAAATCTTACAAAAATACAAAGTGTATCTTCATGTGCCGATGCATTCGTACCAAGATTTTCGGTTAAGTCCTGAAGACACGCATCATGAAATTCTGTTGTGCTAGCGCCTTTAGGTTTTTTAAACATTTGTTCAATAGCTTGTACTGCATTATTACCACAATAAAGACTACTATTTGGATCCATCAAATGTGGATGATATGTAGCTATATCAGCACCCATCTGAGCGTATGGAAAATTCCATCGTCTCATTCCACGATCAAGGTTTTTCTGATTGCAGCGATCTGTTATTTCTTTTTGGCTAAAAGGTTTATTACCGGCTTTGTGGTTATCTTCTAAATAATCAGCTAATTCTATTGCTAAATCTAATCCAAAACTTGTAATATGTTCAGTTAAATTTAAACCTTTAATAGGTGTAGGATTCTGGTTTCCAATAGTGGAAAACATTTTATTACCTTTTTTCTTCCAGCTCTTCATAAGATCGGCCATCTCGTGAATTGTTTCATACATACCAAAGTGACTTACTACGCTATGGTGATAGCCATGCCAAGGTTTAGATGCATAGAAACCAGAGCCAGTAGAACGATGTGTATAATATGAAAAGACATATTCTTTAAGAGTCCATTTATTTGTTACATACTTATGAACTCTTTCTTGAACATCAGATGGTCGTTTTTTAAATACTACTTGTTTTGTACCATAATTTAAATCTTGGTTAACGTTATTAAAACCTTCATATGTACGAGATACACAATTGTAAGCAGGAATATTCTGCATTAGCGGATCATTAACGTATTCATCAGCTTCTGGCCCTAGATAATCTAGATCACCTATAAGACAATTCTCTTCTAACCATTTTGATTTTGGCCAGAAGTATTCTGCATAACAATCGTAATTTGGTCGTTTTTCTAATTGCATCACATAAAACCTTCTAATGTATTATTAACTTGCCCCCAGTTCTGACGACGATAGAACATCGGATTCAGATGAACTGACTGAGGTTTCTCCATTCTTTCTGCAGCATATACTGCAGGATCCATATGATACCATTCTTTTGGACATTTTACAACGTTCATATTTTTTACATACATCCAGGCTTCAATAGATTTAGCGGCTTCAATACGTTCTTCTCTTGTACCCCAAAACGGCCGACCTTTATAATATCCAGTCTTAGGCAGTTTACGCTCTTCAAATTCTATTGGCCATGGAGCTGCATATTCTACTTCAATTCCAAGGCTTGTACCAAAATCGCTTAATGATTGCATCATATTAGATATAGTAGATATACTATTTTCAACTCTACATAAATGATGCCGAACATCAATATTACCAAGAGAAATAGTTATTCCTTTATGATGAGGTTTAATATGTGATTTTATATAAGCAAAGTCCTCTTTTACTTGACCGAAAAGAGTAGTACCGTCTTGTTTAACAACACTACTATTCTCCCTGGCGTACGCACACACGTGGCTATCTCCGATAGATAACCAATCGTGTGATAAATCGCTACCCACAATAGATTTAGATTCAGCTAGTTTTTGAGTGATAGCATCACACCATGCTTTATCTTCTACGTCTTTTCTTTTTTTTAATTGTTCACCATATTCAGCAGGAGGACCATCAAGAATAGTAATAGTCTCAGCTGCTAATAAATTATCAATGTGTCGTTTAATAATCTCATTGAATCCACCCATTAGATTTATGGATCCTGCAAAATTAGCACCAGGCAACAAGTAAACATTTTTGTGTTTATTGTTCTGATGATCGATAGGAACATTCAGATTTTCAGACCAAGTTCTGGCATAACCAAAACTATGACTACTCTCTTTCTTTGGTATTTTACTGAATGACCCTACAATCATGATTTCACCCACCTATATTTAAGTCCAGCTTCTTTATAGTATTCTTTTGATCTCTGCCAAGAATCGTACCAACGATCTTCTATTTTTTGTTGGGGCATGATCAATTCCTTCACCCCAACTTGAATAAGACCTTTTGCACAATCCGAACAAGTTGGTAATCCTGAAACATATACACTTGAACCATTAAGACACACACCATTAAATGATGCATTAAAGATCATATTCATTTCAGCATGAACTATACGAGCATATTTTACTGTTTTATTGATATAGTGTTGAGGGCTGTCCACCATTCCACGCGGAAAACCATTATATCCCTGAGCTAATACTTGACCCTTTGCTCCAACAGCAATGGCACCAATTTGGCTTGAAGGATCTTTTGACCAACTAGCAATAGTTTTAGCTAGTTGTAGATAACGAAGATCCCATTTATGTTGACGTTCTACAGATTTATTTAACAAGGGAAAAATGCCTTTCATATACGTGAAGATTTTGTACTTGCCATATCATCATGCCCGTACTAACCGGATCTTTAACTCTATAGATATTATTTAAATCTTCTACTAGTTTATTTTGTACATGTCGTTGCCAAGCATAATCATTCTTATAGCCAAATACTACATCATTAGACCGCATTTGGACTACACAATGAAGTAAATTATCACGAATATAATAAGTGACAGCATTAGTACAAATGAAATCTGACTTACCATTGTCATTAAACTCCACCCAAATAGAAGGCCGATTGTAGATCATAGAAGCACGTCTACCATCAGGATTTTTATCTAATTCAGATAATGCATTTTGATATTGATCAAAATATTTATTAGCATAGATCAAATGACCATAGTTTGAATTAATTTCACCATGCGTATTAGCAGCATATTTCCAAGCTGCAGGAGCATCTTCACCAGACTCTTTATTAATATCAAAGATATTAGTCGATTGGCTATCGTACCAATCTAATTCTTTTCGAATATAAGAGTGAGATGGTTTACCGAATATAGATGCTTCATCTGCAATAAATGAAGCACCAATCATTTCAATAGTTCGTGCGCCAGTCTTATCAATAGTGAATGCTTGATCATTTAGTTCATCAACAAAGAATTGACGAACATCTTTTACAGAATTCATTTTCATTGTTCACATACTCTCTTTCTTAGATCGCTAGTTGAAAAGCGATGATCACGTTTGTTAAAGTATAGATCTATACCGCGATTGCGACATTCATCCTTACCAGTAAAATCTTTGCTTCTGTACTCTTCACCAAGTATCCTAACATTAATTGGATACATGTTTATTATATCACATAAATCAGCTTCCGTACAATAAATAATGACTTCATCGACATATTTTATTGCAGTAAGTTGAGCCTGTCTTTCTACTATGTTTTGAATTGGAGCATTCTTTTCTTTACGATCCAGAGTGGGATCTACTTGTAAACCGCATATTAAATAATCACATTGTGATTTAGCTTCTCTGAGCATCATTATATGTCCAGCATGAAGCAAGTCAAAGGTGCTACAAGTAAATCCTACTTTCATTCTATATGACCTACTGTTTCCCTAATAATATCGTTGTGGTTAAATTCTGCCCAGTACAGTTCAAAAGCTACACCTGGCTCAATGCATTCGAATTGGTGATAAACGCCAGGTTTTACTTTAGTATAATCACCGGCCTGTAAAACAGTTTCATCAATTAAATCATAATCATTTTGCCATACACGTACAAGCATTATTCCTGACTCGATATAAAAACCGTTCCATTTGTACTCATGTAGATGTTTTGAACATACTCCAGTAGCTTCCATTTCAATACGATGAAATTCTAAAGTGCCATTAGCTTCAATGAGCTCAGTCATTCCCCAAACTTTTCCAGCTTTCAATTATTCACTCCTTCATAGTTAGCAAGAAATTCTCTATCTTCTTCTAAAGAAATATCTGCTTCAAAGTCACACGGAACAAATCTTTTACCATTCCACTTATAAGAATTGTCTAACACGTAGCAATCACTTTTTCTATTATTCGTATATATAAAGACCCAATCAGGATAATCTCTCCATTCCTCTTTCTTAGCTTCTTTACAACGTTTTAAAACATCGTAAATATAATACGAGCCTTCAGTAACCTTAATTTCTACAGGAATTCCTTCAGGTGAGATGACATCTTTATATTTTCTATCATCATCAGTAAATCCACATTTCTCAATAAGGTACTGTTCGGCCGCAAGACCATATACCGAAGATTTAAAAATTTCTTCTAATGATCTATCTCGAGCTGTACTGGGCTTGCTGTGGATTTGTCTTGCTTCCTCAAGAGCTTTAGTTACTAGGGCCTCAGTGTTCAGATCTTTTCTATTAAATTCTTTCATTCAGTTTCCTTTTTAGGGCGATTAATAAAATCACGGTTTGGTTGCTGACCATCCATTGCACCGTTCATGTAAGCCGCAAAGAATGAAGCGTAGTTAGTAATATCAAGGCAAGAGTCTTCGAGTGATTCGAAATTTGGTTCGTAATCCGGATCAAGTTCCATTGCTTCGAGTACTGACTGCATTCTAAGAATTTTAGCGCACATGATATCGAGAATAGTTGCGCAACCACGTGGATAATAGTCAGCTTGCTTTACACGTGAATTAGGGTTTTGGTAATCATTACCTTTTTTGATTTGAATTTCAGCTGCTTTTTGCAGAAATTTGATTGAATATTTAGCATCCATTATGAAAATGTCCTTTTATGTGCATGGTCTAGTTCTACTACTTCTTTAATTGCATACCAGTCTTCTGCTAATCGAGCAGCTGAAGCAATTTTATATCCAAATGCCACAGCATCTTCAAGTTTGGTAAAACTATTACAGCCTTTACCATTCCATTGTTTATGACCTCTTGGATAATTATCCACAAAAAATCTGGTAACAAATTTACCAGTTGCTCTGCGGACATATGCATTGAACCGCTGAGAATTTCCATCTCTTGCAGTACCAATGTATGTCATTTTAGAATTTTCTTTTTTCATGATATATTCTTTAACGTATTATATTTACGACCCTGATTTGAAACAGAATATTTGAATCGCCGAGGTTCAGTTTTAGCATAACCAGGACGACATTTAACGATTTTACCACCGTTATTAAGATACTCTTTTACTAGATTTTCAATTTCAGTTTTACGCATCTGGCAATTCCTTTTTGTCTCGTTGGAAGATGATTTCTTCGATTTCTTCTAGAGTCTCTCTGCATGTAGCCAATAAAGGAGAGTCTGATGCAAGAATGAGTTTCTTAGCAGCGAAGATTTGATCGTAACGATCTAGACCTAGAGGGATTTGATTAGCGATTGTTTGAGTGAAGAGGTTCATTTTTGTATCTCCTTTATATGATACTACACTATCACAGTTTTAAGGCAATGTACACAGTTAATTTCACTTTTATGCGTTTTTATATGCATATTCTATAGCTCTATCAGCTTCTACGTTAAGTGGTCTTTTTTCATATCTACGAGTTGTTTCGTTATCGAGCTCCCTTACTAATTGCTCTATTTCGTATGCAGATATTGGATATTGTTTTTTAATAGCACTCAGTGCGGTTGATACCATAATTTTATATATCATTGCATATCGACCAGAGTTATCAGTGCCAGATATAGTAAACCATTCTTTGATATGATTCTTATTTATGAATGGACAGTCCCTATAGCCAGACCAAACTACATTAGTATTTTCCATCTTAGTCTTACGATGTTCAATGATTTGAGTCTGCATTTCTGGTGACAATCTATCCATAAACGATTTAGTGCGTTTTTCAGTATATGCGTGCTTAGCCATTAACTCATAAGGATCAACGTTATTGCCTGTATTACTAAAAATAAAATTGTTAGCATTAGCATACGCTGCAGGGATATAATACATTCGAGATAGATCTTTAGTTTGTCCATCTCCGATTTCACCGAGTTCTTTATTGAGGGAGAACCAGAAATGCTTAATCTTAATAGACTCAATCGTCGAGCTAAGTGGGAAGACAAGCCTAAACTTTGGATGATCAGTCGTGCTGCTAGCAGTGCTATAGCAAGTGTAATGAAAAGCACCAAAGCGATTGTATAATTCATTCTTTAAGTTTCCTTGAAACTCATGATCATCAACATCAACAGCAGCCCAACTTGACCAATCCAAAACATTTTTGTTTGCCCGAGTCGTATCATCAACATAACTAGCCGGTGATATAAGTTCAGCATCTCTTTTACCCTCTCTTGGAATTTGTGATAGTTTGTACAATAGCTTCTCAAATTGAGAGAAGCTATTGAATTTCATTTTACGATTAGTTTTGTTATCGTATATAGATTTAAAGAATGTCGCTGAGACTTCCATGATTACCTCTATGAGTTGGTGCAGTCCATCCTTCAGGCTTAAGCAAATCTGGTAATCCAAATGGATTAGGACGACCAGGCTTAACACCAGGAGATTTAGTCATATTAGCATTGAATACTTTTGTCCATGCTTCATTACCATTAACACCTAATACTTCAAGAGTACCAATAGCAAATACACACATATCAATTAGACCATCAACTACTTCTTCAGCATCTTTTGCTTCGATAGCATCCATAGTCTCGTCATATTCTTCTTTAATCATTGACATACGAAATGCAAGATATTTTGCCATCAATTCTTTGTTATCTTTATTGGCTTCAAACCAATCGTTGACACCAAACTTTTCGTGCATTTGCTCGATGTCATTAAACCATACTTTAGTCATTATATTCTCCTGTTATCATGTGTGCTATTATACCATAGTCCGATGTAATTGTAAATAGCTCATAGTGTATTTCCAATCAATTGCTCGAAAAACTAAGTTATTTCCACCTCTTTTTTCGACAGCCTTAGCTATTTCGTGATCATTGCCACCTTCGTCTATATTATCTCCGTAAAACCAAATGTCATCAATAGGTGAAAAATCTGCAAGTATTTGAGCTTTTGTATTACCTTTAGCTGTAATATCAATGCCGGTTTCACCCGCAATCTGAAAATTAAATTCAGGAAATAGATCAGACAATCGTTTACTAATACCTTTACGCTCTTCAGTTTGTTCATCCCATGCCACATATTCAGATCTTTGTAATGAATTAGGATTTCTTCCTAAGATCGAAAAATTGAATAAACCAGGACGTTCTTCTATATGCATTCCTGTTCTGATTGGAAACTTACTATTAGCTATTTCTTTATTTAAATAACCCCACATTGTATCAGGTAGTTTAAGAGTAGAAGTACGAATATTTTTACCACGTTCCCATACGTCATTACCAGAACATTGATAGTTACGCTTAGTCATTCCCCATATGACTTCTCCAACTTGCTCTCGTGTTTTTTGAATATCGCTACCTGTTACTAAATATACTTTATTTAAAGTACAAAAATCAAAGAAAAGCTTTGAAAACTCTTCATCCATTTTTCCACGACTCGGAGTAAGAGTGCCATCTACATCGAAAATATAATGTTTCATCCAAAGAAATCCTCTAATGTTGCTTGTTCAGTTACTGACCACCCGACCGCATCTAAAATTGGCTCAAGTGGTTCAAGAAATGTTTTTTCAAATTGCTTATCATAATCTATATATTTGTTTAGATGCAACGAATCTGGTAGATAATCAGGAAACGAAATCACATTTTCTCTAATAGGATTAGGCACTTTAAGATAAGTAAACTTAATCTTTTCGCCTTTCTGAATCATGTCGTGTTTCTTGCTGAGTGATTTTTCTTTGATTTGATTATTATAAAGAAGAGCACCACGTACGTGAATAGGTGTGCCTTTCTTATAGATGAAACGGCGGTCTTTCCACTTATCGAGTTCAGATACGCCTCTTGGAAACGAAACCTTTTCAGCTGATAACGATTTGAATTCTTGCTTAAAATCATTGATAAACTTACGTGTACTCACTTCGTTGCCCTTAATGATAATCTTAAATACTTCTTTAAATTTATCTCGAACAACTTCAGGCGTACTTGACTTAATAGCTTCAATGCCCATGATCTTAAGTTTTGGTTCAGCATATTGCACACCTTCATTATTGTGCACATTTAGAATATATCTTTTCTTTGCTGTCCAGATACCACGATCAGCTATAACTTCTCTACCCATTTCCATACGTGGAGTATAGGCATTTAACTTATGAAATAATTTATCATAAGCAGCTGCGATCATAGGCTCGAAGTGTGTCTTACAAATTTTGTCCAATGCTTTAACAGGATCTGCTGGCGCCAGTTTAGCAACAAGAGGACCAAAATTAATATAGACTGAGTCAGTGTCAATAGCAATAACATAATCTTTACCTTTCGTTTTAAGCACTTTATTCATTTCAATATTGATAGCACGTTCTGCCCATTTGATTGAAAGCTGACCAGTAAGTGTCACACTTTCAGCAAGAGCATTATCAAAGAACTTGAAGTATTTATTTGCCATTGCACCATACAAAGAATTGAGTAGGATTTTAATAGCCATTTGATTATTTTCAAGTTGATTGATTTCAGACTCAAGAGACTTATTTTTTGTTTGCTCGTATTCTTGTTTTACTTTCAACATTTTTTGTTTGATCACACTACGTTCAGCATAATATTCAACAATCAATTCAGGAATAATGCCTTGCTTCTTTTTACTGAATGGCACCCCACTTGCACAAATTGAATATTCATCACTCTGAATATCTTCAGAATTTAAATAGTGATCGACACCCTGAGGAAACTCATTCCATGTTTTGTCTGTGATAATAGTCTCAGGTGAGATATTAGATTGAACAATAATATTTGGATACAGAGAATTCAGATCGAAAGATACTACCCAATCGTACATACCAGGCTTAGGCGGTTTGACATAACCACCAGCAATAGTACGTTGCGCTTCTTTAGCTCCATGAGCATCATAAGTTTGGTTATCTGGATTACCGACTAAGCCGTACATACACTGAGATATTTGCTCGACTGGCGGTATAATACCATTATTTAAAAGTCTACGATAGATAATCGATTCCCATATAGAAGTAGTGCCAAATGTGTCACTTACATTTACACCACCTTTATATGCCATAGTTAAGACCAAGTTGATTAGTCCCATCTTTTTATCGATACGATCAACAAGCTGAACATCTTTAATATTATAATCAATAAACTTTTGATGATCGGCTTTATATAAACTGTGAAGATTACCATGCTCTTCGTACGATAATTTATTTTCACCAAGAACAGTGTAAGCAATATGATCGAGCTTATATGATTCTTGTGGGCCATAAGAATAGCCAAACTTTTGAAATAGCTCAATATAGTCAGCTATTTGTATACCGTCTAGTTCATAACCA